TCGAAATGGAAGGTAGTATTGGATAGCTTTAAACCGCGTTGTTAAGCCATTCTTGACTTCTGGAAATGGCTATTGATACCATTTTGATACCATTTACTTGTCAAAAATGGCTATTGCATCGTGTTTTTTCTGAGTATATAAATGGCTGTAAGTGCCCATCGTTTCAGTGATTTGAGCATGTCTCATGAGTGACTGTAAAACGAAAATATCTACACCATTATTTGCAAGATAAGATGCATAAGAATGTCTTAACGCGTGAATGTTATAATGGGGGAAAGCTTTTTGGAATTTCTTTTGAACATGACTGTAATGTTTGGGAGCCATTCCTCCGAAAATAAAATAACTACGTTCATCAAAATATTTGTTTAACTCTTTTTCACGTTGATGTCGTTCAGTTAACATTGTATTGATGAATTTAGGTAAAGGAACAATATCCTCTGAACTATCTGTTTTTGGTCTCGGATATATAGTTCTATTAGAGATGTCCATTGTTTTATTTATGGATATCTCTTTTTTGTATTTATTGTAGTCTGTCCAAACAAGAGCCATAGCTTCGCCAATCCTTAAACCTGTATAAAACATTAATGTAAATAACTCTCTGTAATCTTGCTCTTCAATGTCTTTGATTCTTTCTTCAAATTCTTCACGCATCATAAACTTAGGTTTTGGCTTTACACGCGGAATAGGTTTAATTGATATTGTTGGATCTGTACGTAATCCAAAGTATTTTTTGGCATAATTAATTACAACTTTAAAACCTGACCAAATTGTACGAGCAGAATTTGTTGACGCTACATTCTCTATTAGATATTTACGAAACTCTTGGCATTGATTTTGCGTTATCTTATTCATTTTTATGTGCCCGAACTTAGCTTTAAAGTGTTTATGATATTCATTTTGTTTGCGTCGTTTTGTTTTAGGTCTCAAATCGCTATTTTCTAAGTAGTGATGAAAAACATAATCAAATGTTTTTGAATCGCTATATCCTTCGTTTACATCATTCAAAAAAATAGCCTCTGCACTCTTAGCTTCACGCTTAGTTGAAAAACCGCGTTGCATCTTACGTTTGTTATTACCGTATACATCTTTATATCTAATGGAAAAATACCATTTACCTGTATTATCATCCTTATATACTGGCATTTTGCTTCTCCCTCCTCAAAATTGGCAAAAAATAATAAGGGTAGGCGAGCTACCCGAAATTTCGCATTATAGATAGGTTAGTGACAAAATACATTTTTCGTCTAGGTTAACCGTACCTCTTAGATTATTAATATTTTCATTTAGATGTTTTTCAGAAACTTTAGCAACTTCATAATCGTTCATGTAAAGTGTTTGTTTTTTTATTGCATAATTAATTAATTCATAATCTTTGTATACTTCTTTCACTTTATCTATATCAACATTTTCAAGAACAAGTTTTTTTCTGTTATTATAATTAAAGTATTCCATTGTTTTCCTCCTATAATAGCTTATCTGCGATCATCACAGCTAATAAATCGTTTTGTCTTATTGCTTCTAATTTTAAGTTGAATATTTGTGTGACGTATTTATCTGAGTTTCTAGGTACTTTATTAATTGTTTTAGAAAAGTTGTTTAACCATTCGATTTTATCTTCATATTTCATTTTACTATTTGCAAAATTCTTTTTTTGACCGTGTCTTAAAAGTCTAGTTGTATATTTCCCGGCAAGTTGGTGTCTTTTTTCTTGGTTTTTATAAATTGGACTTTTATAAATAGCTTTATAAATTTCGTTTATAGTAGCAAAATATTGATTTCCTGTACTTTTATTTACAGACAAATGATTGCTAGACTCGAAATCGTTGACTACAATATAGTATTCATAGTCGGTTTTTATCGAGTAATTTTTCGAATTCATCAAAAATTCTATAGTAAATAATTGGTCTTCAGCAGTTTTAGAGAATGTTTTGAATTTTATCTTGTTTTTATCTATAACACTTTTTTTAAACATTTTTAGTACTGATAAAGCATAAAAAATACTATTATCAATAATATCAGCTTTCGCTACATTTCCTTTCTCAAATATAGCTTTAGGAACACTTCTTCCTTTACCTTCAACTCCATATTTTCCAATTATTAAATCGCTATTATTTTCTTTGCCGTAATTATATAAATCTTCTAGTGCTCTTTCGTGAAGTAAATCATCAGAATCTAAAAAGAATACATATTCAGCTTTACTCATTTTTAAGCCTGTATTTCTAGGTACGCTAGCATTTCCACTATTCTTTTTTAACTGTTTAAAACGGACTAATCCTTTATATTTTTTTATAACATTCAGAGTCTCGCCATTGTCATTTGAATGATCATCAATAATAATTAATTCGTAATCAGTACTCTTCATTGTTTGATTTAATACAGAACTAATGGTTCTATGTAATTTTTCGCCGTTATTGAATGTTGGCATTATAACACTTACTTTTTTCATTTTCATTTCTCCTTTGCTTACTTTATATATTAAAGCGCCACATAGGCGCTATTAATCAAAAATTCGATAGTTATAAATAACTTTGCCTATAACTTCGATTTCATCAATAGAATCTAAATCGTAAGAATTAGTTTTAAATTCATCTGAATAGCTTACTGGGTCTAAATGTAGTTTTGTTTCAGTACGTCTCACACGCTTAACTGTATATTCACCACCTAGACGTAATACAAGGATGTCATTGCTGTTAAGTTTATGATCACAAGACTTCCTATAATCATGGACAATTATATAAGAACCGTTAGCGAGTATTTTATTCATGCTATCACCATTTATTTGTAACGCTATGCATTCACTAGGCTTACGACCATTAAAGGCTACGTCTGGAATATCGAAATCTTTTGTTTCAATTTCGACTGTCTCAAAATTTCCAGCAGAAACTTTTCCATAAAATGGCACTTGATAGTAATGATTAATGTTTTCTAATGGAACAATATCATCTTCTAAACCAATTAAATAATCCATGCTTACACCAAAGTAAGAAGCTAGTTGAGATACAGTTTTCGCTATGGGTTCTGATTTGTTATTTTCCCAATTGGACAATTTACCTTTAGTAAAACTGTTTTTCTTGTCCTTTGAAGGGAATTTTTCATGCAGTTCATCGCTAAGTTGTTGTAAAGTCAAACCTTTTTGCTTCCTTAAATTTCTTATTCTATCTCCAAAAGTCATTTCGTTCTAACTCCTTATTATTATTTATCCCCATGAATTTAATATACACCATGTGTTGTTTATTTACAACACTTATATAAGAAGAAATGAAAAAAGTTATAAAAACACGACAAAAGTGTTGCAAAAGTAAAAAAGGTGGTGTAGTATAATAGACAAGTCGTAAATACACGACTTAGAAAAGAGGTGCGAAAATGAACGGATATAACAAGTTGAAAGGTTTGTTAACAGAAAGAGGCATCAAGAATAAAGATTTAGCCGAATTACTTGATATAAATAGAACAACTGTTAATAAAAAACTAAATCGAACTAATGGGAACGACTTTTCAATGTCAGAAGTAAGAGCAATTTGTTTGTACTTAGATATCAGTGCAGACATATATTTTTTAAACCAAAGTCGTGAAAACACGACTAAAGAAACACAAACAACTTAATAGGAGGAAAACAAATGCAAGATTTAAAAAAGATTCATGAAATAGCAGTAAAAATCATCGAACTAGCAGAAAAAGAAAAATGGAGCGAAGAGGAATTACTAACGACAATAGACCTCTTACATCTCCAAAATAAAAATACATTGTCTTTAACTGTTGATGGTAAAAAAATTATTTAGGATTTTTTGTATTCATATCAACATCAAAAGTTAAAGGGTTTTCATCAACCAAAATTAATAGGTGACTTGAACGTATATCAATATTATTGCCGTCAACGTGGATTGTTACGACCAAACCATTTTCGTAAGCTAATCGAACACCTTTGCTACCATCTACAAATTCACATGGTGTTTCTTCAAACTTACCGGCATTTCTAACATTGATACTAAAGTTATAGTTAGTTTTCAATCTTATCACCACCCACCATCGCAGTAGCGATAAATAAATTATACACGAAAGGAGCATAAACAATATGCAAGCATTAAAAACAAAATCGAACATCGGCGAAATGTTCAACATACAAGAAAAAGAAAATGGAGAAATCGCAATAAGTGCAAGAGAGTTATATAAAGCTTTGGAAGTTAAAAAGCGTTTTAGCGCTTGGGCAGAAATTAACTTGAAGCATTTCAAAGAAAATAGGGATTTTACAAGTGTACTTACAAGTACGGTTGTTAATAACGGAGCTGTAAGACAACTAGAAGATTATGCTTTAACACTTGATGTAGCTAAACATGTTGCGATGATGTCAGGTACAGAAAAAGGTTTTGATTTTAGAGAGTATTTCATCCAAGTAGAGAAAGCATGGAACAGTCCAGAAATGATTATGCAACGTGCTTTAAAAATTGCTAACAACACAATCAATCAATTAGAAACAAAGATTGAACGTGATAAACCAAAAATTGTATTTGCAGATGCAGTAGCTACTACTAAGACATCAATTTTAGTTGGAGAGTTAGCAAAGATCATTAAACAAAACGGTATAAACATCGGGCAACGCAGATTGTTTGAGTGGTTACGTCAAAACGGATTCCTTATTAAACGCAAGGGTGTGGATTATAACATGCCTACACAGTATTCAATGGAACGTGAGTTATTCGAAATTAAAGAAACATCAATCACACATTCGGACGGTCACACATCAATTAGTAAGACGCCAAAAGTAACAGGCAAAGGACAACAATACTTTGTTAATAAGTTTTTAGGAGAAAAATAAAAATCTTAATAGGAGGAATTATCAATGAACACACTATACAAAACAACCCTCCTCATCACAATGGCAGTTGTGACTTGGAAGGTTTGGAAGATTGAACGAAATACGAGAAAGCCTGTAATCAATCGAAATGATTTTAGTAAAGAATCTACAGCAGAAACGATTGAGCGACACAGTGATCCTGATTCAGGAATAAAACTACTTAAGGCATTTTCTGACTTCACTAAAGAGAACCTTACCTAATTCTAAGAAGATGAAGTTTCGTTGGTACTCAAGTGATTCATGTAAAGCGGTAGAGTAAATCTTTTCACTGGAAACACCTTCATCAGCATTCTCTGTAAGTTTTTGAAGGTTCTTCTTGAAGTGTTCACTTTGACCACCGTATAGTTCATCAGCTTCATTAACAATTTTATAGTAAAGCTGTTCATATTCACTATATGACATATTATCCACCTCCTTTCACTAGGAGATAACTAAATTATACACAACACAAAAATAAAAAGGAGGAAAAGATATGATGAAAAATAGTTTGCAAGCTAAAGAACTTGCGGTAATTTTATCTGTTTCTAAATCCAAAGCAGGACAAATAATAAGAGAACTGAATAAAGAGCTTGAAGATGAAGGATACATTGCGATACGAGGCAGAATACCCGTCCAATTAGCTAGGAAAAAATTCCCTTATCACGACTTATCAGACCAGAGAATAATGGAGGAGTTGAAAAAAGAAAATGAGTAAAACTTATAAAAGCTACCTATTAGCAGTACTGTGCTTCACAGTCTTAGCGATTGTACTCATGCCGTTTCTATACTTCACTACAGCATGGTCAATTGCAGGATTCGCAAGTATCGCAACATTCATATTTTATAAGGAATACTTTTATGAAGAATAAAAAAACTGCTACTCAGAGCAATGAGTAACAGTGTCAAACATATCTAATAAAGAAATAAAAAATATGTTTTCAATATAAAACGAAATACGGAGGATGTCAACTATGACTAAAAAATATAAAGACATGACGCAGGAAGAAATAAAAGACTTATTATCTGAAAAAACCGCAGAATTATATGAATTAGCGAAAGAAATTAAGGGAGAAAGTAAATTTGATATTTTGCTTTTCTCATCAATAGGAGTTATCGACGGAGATTATTTAGCAGGTTCAAGTTCTGTGATTGGTCATACTTTCGATCTTGCTTCCTTATTGGATAGCACTAAGAGTTATAAAGACATTGTCAATGTTCTCCAAATGTGTAAATCACAAAAATTTCTCGGTATTGATGACAGCAAGGAGGACTAAAACAATGTATTACGAAGTAGGCGAAATCATACGCAAAAATATTCATGTTAACGGATTCGATTTTAAGCTATTCATTTTAAAAGGTCATATGGGCATATCAATACAAGTTAAAGATATGAACAACGTACCAATTAAACATGCTTATGTCGTAGATGAGAATGACTTAGATATGGCATCAGAATTATTCAACCAAGCAATAGATGAATGGATTGAAGAGAACACAGACGAACAGGACAGACTAATTAACTTAGTCATGAAATGGTAGAGGGGGATTAACTAATGGCTAATCTATATGAGCTATCAGAAGCATTTAAAAAGTTGTCTAATCAAGATGAATTAGATCCAACATTATTAAAAGACACATTAGATTCTATCCAAGCAGAAATGAATGTCAAAGTAGATAACATCGTCAATTGGAGACGTGAAACATTAGGTGACATAGATGTCATAGATAAAGAGATTAAGCGACTTCAAAATTTAAAAAAACAAAAACAAAATTTAACTGATCGATTAAAAGATTATTTAAAAGAGATGTTAGAAACACAGGAAGTAGATAGTTACCGCACAGCTACTAATCATATTTACAAGCGCAAAAACGGGGCTAGTAAAAATATTATCGATGAAAAACTTATTCCAAAGGATTATTGGCTATCACAAGCCCCGAAACTTAATTCTAAGCAACTAATCGATGATTTGAAAGATGGGAAAGATATTCCTGGCGTTGAATTAAAGGTAACAGAAAGCCTGGTGATTAAGTGATGAATAAATCAGAAACAGTTGTAGAAATAAACAAAGCTATGGTTGCGTTTCGTAAAGAAGTAAAACAACCGCTCAAAGATAAAAATAATCCATTTTTCAAATCAAAATACGTACCTCTTGAGAACGTTGTAGAAGCCATTGACGAGGCGGCAACACCTCATGGACTGTCTTATACTCAATGGGCTTTGAACGATGTAGACGGGCGCGTAGGAGTCGCTACAATGCTTATGCATGAAAGCGGTGAATATATCGAGTATGATCCTGTATTTATGAATGCAGAAAAGAATACGCCACAAGGAGCAGGCTCGTTAATAAGTTATCTTAAACGTTATTCGCTATCTGCGATTTTCGGTATTACTAGTGACCAAGACGATGACGGAAATGAAGCAAGTGGAAAAAATAATAATCCAAAACAGCAAACTAGAACGCAATGGGCAAGTAGCGAAACTATAGGGATTTTAAGGAAAGAGGTTATAAGTTTCACTAAATTGATAAAGGGCACGGATAAAGAAGCTCCACAAAATATAGTAGAACAAAAATTCGACATAAATAACTATAAATTAACAGAAAAACAAGCAGCAGAAGCTATTCAAAAAATACGAAACAACGCAAAAACAATTACTGGAGGAAAACAATAATGTTAAACAGAACAGTATTAGTAGGACGCTTAACAAAAGATCCAGAATATAGAACAACGCCGAATGGTGTGAGTGTTACCACTTTCACTATCGCAGTTAACAGAACATTTACTAACGCTCAAGGAGAACGTGAGGCAGACTTTATTAACTGTGTAACTTTTAGAAAACAAGCAGAAAATGTAAATAATTATTTATCCAAAGGGTCATTGGCTGGCGTTGATGGACGTTTACAATCACGCAGTTATGAAAACAAAGACGGGCAACGTGTGTTTGTTACAGAAGTAGTAGCGGACAGTGTTCAATTCTTAGAACCGAAGAATAACAACCAACAACCAAACAACAATTATCATCAACAAAGACAAACTCAAACTGGTAATAATCCTTTTGATAACAACGCAGACTCTATAGAGGATCTTCCTTTTTAGGAGGCGTTAGATGAACGAATTATGGAAAGATGTTGTAGGTTACGAGGGCATATACGAAGTAAGCAGTAAAGGTAGAGTTAGAACTCACAAAAATAAAGTTACTTGGTCTAACCGTTATCAAAAATGGAGGCATTGGAAACAGCGTTATTTAAAAGATAAAACACCTAATGGTCGAGATGTAAGAGTAACCCTTTGGAAAAATGGTAAACGCAAAGATTTTTTAGTCCACAGATTAGTGGCATTCGCCTTTATACCAATGATAGAAGGTAAAAATTGTATTAACCATATTGACGGGAACCCCAAAAATAACAATGTAGAAAATCTTGAATGGTGTAATCACTTGGAAAATAATAGGCATGCATTTGAAACAGGATTAATGCATACCAATATGGCTGTAAAACTTATTAATCATTTAGGTATCGAATATGAATTTATAAGTATGAGTAGAGCAGGAAAATTCTTAGGCAGAAGTCATAGTTATATTAGCGACAAAATAAAAAATAATCACAAAGATGTTACTGATATACATGGTAATAAATATAAATTTGAGAAGTTGATATAAATGCCGAAAATTACTAGTTATATCACTCAAGATGACGGTACAACAACAGTTGTCATCTCGGGTGTTGAATTAGGCAATAAAGAAACATTACTACTTGATAACGGATTTGATGTGGAAGTCGATGTAAGCGTCATAGATCCGTTTCAAATTACCGGCAAGCAACGACGAAAAATATTCGCGCTTGTCAAAGACATAGAAGAATATACAGGTCAACCAATGGACTATATGCGACATATGTTCATCGAGTATGTAAGGACTTACTACGGCTATGATGAACGTATTTCACTAAGTAATTGTACGAGAACACAAGCAAGTCAAATCATTGAAGCAACGCTTGACTGGACGTTCTACAATGACATACCACTTAGCTACAAAACAAGCGACTTGCTGAAACAAGATAAATCGCTCTTATACTGGTCAACTGTTAACCGCAACTGTGTAATTTGTGGAAAGCCTCACGCAGACCTAGCGCATTATGAAGCAGTCGGCAGAGGCATGAACAGAAATAAGATGAATCACTATGACAAACACGTATTAGCGTTATGTCGCGAACATCATAACCAGCAACATGCGATTGGCGTTAAGTCGTTTAATGATAAATATCACTTGCATGACTCGTGGATAAAAGTTGATGAGAGGCTCAACAAAATGTTGAAAGGAGAGAAAAATGAATAAGTTACTAATAGATGACTATCCGATACAAGTATTACCGAAATTAGCTGAATTAATAGGATTAAACGAAGCAATAGTATTGCAACAAATTCATTATTGGTTAAACAACTCAAAACATAAGTACGATGGTAAAACTTGGATTTTTAATTCTTATCCAGAATGGCAAAAACAATTTCCATTTTGGAGCGAGAGAACTATAAAAAGGACATTTGGGAGTTTAGAAAAACAAAATTTATTGCATGTAGGTAACTACAACAAGGCTGGATTTGACCGTACAAAATGGTATTCAATCAATTATGAAACATTAAACAAACTAGTGGCACGACCATCGGGACAAAATGGCCCGACGATGAGGACAAATTGGCACGATGCAAGAGGACAAAATGACCCGACCAATACCATAGACTACACAGAGACTAACAAACATAGAGAGACAGACGACGTCTCAAAGTCATTTAAGTATATTAGTACCAATTTAGAAATTATACAAAACCCTTTAAAAGCAGAACAGTTAGAACACGAAATTAAATCATTTAAGCAAGATCAGTTCGAAATAGTAAAAGTTGCTACCGATTACTGTAAAGAAAATAACAAAGGTCTAAATTATCTATTAACTGTATTAAAGAACTGGAATAAAGAAGGCGTTTCAGATAAAGAAAGTGCTGAAAACAAATTGAAACCTCGTAACTCTAAAAAAGAAACTACTGATGATGTCATAGCACAAATGGAAAAAGAATTGAGTGATGACTAATGCCGATGAGCAAAACACAAGCATTAGAAATTATTAAAAAAGTTAGGTACGTATACAACATCGATTTTGATAAACCAAAGTTAGAAATGTGGATTGATGTATTAAGTCAAAACGGAGATTATCAACCAACTGTAAAAGCTGTAGATGGATATATCAACAGTAACAACCCGTACCCGCCTAACTTACCAGCAATCATGCGTAAGGCACCTAAAAAAGTATCTATCGAGCCAGTAGACAACGAAACCGCTACACACCAATGGAAAATGCAGAACGACCCCGAATATGTCAGACAAAGAAAAATAGCGCTAGATAACTTCATGAATAAGTTGGCAGAATTTGGGGGCGATAACGAATGAATTATGGGCAATTCGAAATTGAAAGCACAATAATCGCTACGCTACTTAAACAACCGGACGTACTAGAAAAGATAAGAGTTAAAGATTACATGTTTACGAACGAAAAGTTTAAAACCTTTTTCAATTATGTAATGGACGCCGGAAAGATAGACCATCAAGAAATCTATTTAAAAGCAACTAAAGATAAAGAGTTTTTAGATGCAGATACTATAACTAAACTTTACAACTCCGATTTCATTGGGTACGGCTTCTTTGAACGTTACCAACAAGAATTATTAGAAAGTTATCAACTTAACAAAGCGAATGAATTGGTCACTGAGTTCAAACAACAACCTACGAATCAAAACTTTAACAACTTGATTGATGAACTCAAGGATTTAAAAACAATTACTAACAAAAAAGAAGATGGAACCAAGAAGTTTGTTGAGGAGTTTGTCGAAGAGTTATACAGCGATAGCCCTAAGAAGCAAATTAAGACGGGTTATAAGCTCATGGATTACAAAATAGGGGGATTGGAGCCGTCGCAATTAATCGTCATCGCAGCGCGTCCCTCAGTGGGTAAAACAGGCTTTGCATTAAACATGATGTTGAACATAGCACGAAATGGATATAAAACATCTTTCTTTAGTCTTGAAACAACTGGCACATCAGTATTGAAACGTATGTTATCAACAATTACTGGTATTGAGTTAACCAAGATAAAAGAAATCAGAAACTTAACGCCAGATGATTTAACAAAGTTAACGAATGCGATGGATAAAATCATGAAATTAGGTATTGATATTTCTGATAAAAGTAATATCACACCGCAAGATGTGCGAGCACAAGCAATGAGGCATTCAGACGGTCAACAAGTTATTTTTATTGATTACCTTCAACTGATGGATACTGATGCGAAAGTTGATAGACGTGTAGCAGTAGAAAAGATATCACGCGACTTAAAGATAATTGCTAATGAGACAGGCGCAATCATCGTACTACTTTCACAACTGAATCGTGGTGTCGAGTCTAGACAGGATAAACGTCCAATGCTATCGGACATGAAAGAATCAGGCGGAATAGAAGCAGATGCGAGTTTAGCAATGCTACTTTACCGTGATGATTACTATAATCGTGACGAAGATGACGGTATTACAGGCAAATCTATTGTTGAATGTAACATAGCCAAAAACAAAGACGGAGAAACTGGAATAATTGAATTTGAGTATTACAAGAAGACGCAGAGGTTTTTCACATGAACATCATGCAATTCAAAAGCTTATTGAAATCGATGTATGAAGAGACAAAGCAAAGCGACCCGATTGTAGCAAATGTCTATATAGAAACTGGTTGGGCAGTCAATAGATTGTTGGACAATAACGAGTTATCGCCTTTTGATGATTATGACAAAGTTAAAAGGAAAATCATGAATGAAATCAACTGGAAGAAAACACACATTAAGGAGTGTTAAAAATGCCGAAAGAAAAATATTACTTATACCGAGAAGATGGCACGGAAGATATTAAGGTCATCAAGTATAAAGACAACGTAAATGAAGTTTATTCGCTCACAGGAGCCCATTTCAGCGACGAAAAGAAAATTATGACTGATAGTGACCTAAAACGATTTAAAGGCGCTCACGGACTTCTATATGAGCAAGAGCTAGGTTTACAAGCAACGATATTTGATATTTAGAGGTGGACGATGAGTAAATACAACGCTAAGAAAGTTGAGTACAAAGGAATTGTATTTGATAGCAAAGTAGAGTGTGAATATTACCAATATTTAGAAAGTAATATGAATGGCACTAATTATGATCATATCGAAATACAACCGAAATTCGAATTATTACCAAAACTAGATAAACAACGAAAGATTGAATATATTGCAGACTTCGCGTTATATCTCGATGACAAACTGATTGAAGTTATCGACATTAAAGGTATGCCAACCGAAGTAGCAAAACTTAAAGCTAAGATTTTCAGACATAAATACAGAAACATAAAACTCAATTGGATATGTAAAGCACCTAAGTATACAGGCAAAACATGGATTACGTATGAGGAATTAATTAAGGCAAGACGAGAACGCAAAAGAGAAATGAAGTGATCTAATGCAACAACAAGCATATATAAATGCAACGATTGATATAAGGATACCTACAGAAGTTGAATATCAGCATTTTGATGATGTGGATGATGAAAAAGATGCGCTGGCAAAGCGCTTAGATGACAATCCGGATGAATTACTAAAGTATGACAACATAACAATAAGACATGCATATATAGAGGTGGAATAAATGGGCAGTGTTGTAATTATTAATAACAAACCATATAAATTTAATAATTTTGAAAGAGAATTAATGTCAAAGCGAGGGATAAATGCTGGAATTGTTTCTAAACGTGTAAGAGGTTGTTGGGAATTTTCAGAAGCTTTAGATGCGCCCTATGGTATGCACCTAAAAGAATACAGAGAAATGAAACAAATGGAAAAGATTAAACAAGCTAGACTCGAACGCAAATTGGAAAGAGAGCGAAAGAAAGAGGCAGAACTAAGAAGAAAGAAACCGCATTTGTTTAATGTGCCTCAAAAACATTCACGTGATCCGTACTGGTTCGATGTCACTTATAACCAAATGTTCAAGAAATGGAGTGAAGCATAATGAGTGTAATCAGTAACAGAAAAGTAGATATGAACGAAATGCAAGATAATGTTAAGCAGCCGTCGCATTACACATACGGAGACATTGAAATTATAGATTTTATCGAACAAGTAACGGCACAGTATCCACCACAATTAGCATTCGCAATAGGTAATGCAATCAAATACTTGTCTAGAGCACCGTTGAAAAACGGACACGAGGATTTAGC